CCCAAGTAGCCGTTGGACGAGAGACGCGCGTGGGTTCAAACTCAGGCCCCTCCTGTTCAGGAGCGCGTTCGTCAGCACGGGTCGGTATCGGCTGATTGACGCGAGCGCCGGTAGTAGGGGCCGGACCTGTGCGTCGATCTGGATTACCGCCAAACGCTTCGTCGCGAGTGGGCTCCTGAAGAGATACCTCCTCGGTCTCCATCTCTGTACTAGCGGCCCGCTGCGCTATATCGTTGGGATCTTCTTCCGCTACGTTACGAGCGTCTATTTCGGGATCAAAATCTCGGCGCTCGTCTATCGGACCCACGTCGCTAACGGTTTCTCTTACTTCAGACGCAAGCTCGGCACCGCGCGGGGTGCGGTTCATCATGAAGTTAATGTCTTGAGGCTTGCCGTTTACTATCGCAGCCGTGACAGGCTGGCCGCTAAACTGACCGTTGGAACCGTAGTTAGCTTGGTTGAGCAGGCTAACTCCGTTGGCGTCCTGCAGGTCATAGCCCTCAAGAGCAAGATCAGCGAACATCTCTGACAAACCAGCCCGCTGTGCGTTTAGATACCCGCCACTTCCGGTATATTGCGTACCCTCGCGTCCTTCTACGAGGAAGCGTCCAGCATTTACCAAAGAAACAAGGCTGATCTCAGCAGTAGTTCCATCCGGTCTTACAAGAACTGCGTTCCGAAACTGCTTTGGTGCTCCCTGCGCGTAACCAATCTGCCGCTCAAGAAACTGTTGTAGCGGGAGGCGCTCAATTTTCCCGTCGCGCTCAAAGCGGTATAACTTGTCAAAATCCTGCCGAACAACTTCAAACTTACCGTCGCGCTCAACAACTGACACAATCGAACTTGGGTTAGCTTTCTGCTCAGCAACCGCTGTTTCAAGCAGCTTCTGCGAAAATTGCCCTACACGGGAGTCGTTGCCAAACTCGGTAACGAACGCCTCTCTCGCTGCCTGCTCGCCGGGGAACAGATCGCCCTCTTTACGCGGCGTGTAGCTAGCGACAATAGTCTCTTCTGCGTCTACTATTTGATCGGGATCGCCCTCAAACGCTTCGCGCACGTCATCAGGGATATCCATGGCGCGTGGTGCTTCGTCCTCAAGCTTACGCTTGCGGGTTTCGAGGGCTTGGTCAGCAGATATGACACGGACGCCAGCAGAACCAAGTGGCGACAAACCTGCCGCGTTCTCTTGCGCTGCTCCTAGATTTGCAGCTGTCGTTAGCTCAGCGGAGACGACGTTCTCATTAGCGTCAAGGGCTTCGACGACCAGATCCGCGCCGTCTACCTTTGTTGATGTATATCCAAGAGCTTCAGCCAGTGATTCTTCACTAGCGCCTGACTTGACCACTTCATCAGCAAGCTGTTCGCTCTTGGTGACGATGGTGCCGCGTCCTGGGACGTACCGCGCATGGAAGACTTTGTCGTTAATGATGTAACGACCGTCCTCGGGGAACTGCTCTTTTCCTTGCTCTCCTGCAATCCAAACAGCCTTCTTGGTGCTATTTGAATCGTGGATAGCGTCGAGCTGGGCATCGAGATCTGCTTTCGGCTCAGGGGTGGTTACTCCCGCGTCGGTTTCACCAAACTGTTCCGCGTTGATCTCTTCGTCAACGCGTTGTTCCTGAGCTTGATTTAGCCTCTCTCTGGCTTTGTCAAAGATACGCTTAGACTCACCAGCGGCAGCGCCTAATGTACCACCCGCTGCTCCAGCGGCTTTACCACCTAGGAAACCGGCAAACGCCGATTCTGCTAGACGCAGAGCCGCCTCTTCCCCAGTGAAGTCGTCATCGAGGTCGAACCTGTTAGCTACGCTAATACCTTCTTGCACAAATTCGGTTGTGCCTTCGATTGCCCCACCCTTCAGAGCGGAGCCAGCGATGTCGCTAGCGAGGCGATTAAAGATGCCACCTTCCTTGGCAGCGCGTTTACCGGCCACGTTCCCGACCAGCTTGAGCAAAGCGACTTCGCCCAAAACTCCAACGGCAGCTTGTGGTGCGCCCACTACTGCTGCACGGAATGCCTGCATTGGATCTAGCTCCTTGCCGGAATCCAAGGCTTCAGACAGGTTGCTGCCTGACAGGGGTACATACTCAGACGTAAAAGCACCGCCCAACGCTCCGCGCCGGAAGTACTTATACATTTCGTTTGCAAGTTGAGTCTCGTCAGGAGTAGCAACGCCCTTTGCTGTTTTTGACAATGCGTCACTAACAACTCGTTTTGCCGCGTTGCGGCCTGTTGCTGACAAGACCCCCCGCCCAGCTACTGCGGTGATACCACCAATGCCTGCTCCCGCTATGGTGGAGACAGCGGATGGTGTGATCTGACCTACTGCCTTGACGGACTGCGTGAGGAAGCCTTCGAAGGTTGGCTGATCCAAAAATTCTTCAAAAGACTGAATGTCCCCCATGAGAGATGAGGTGTATTCCTCAGTCTGACGGGCATCTGCTATGTTAGCGGCGGCAGCTTCATCTGCCCCGACAAGCGTTTGAGCAAGCGCCTGGAAATAGTCTACGTCGGCAGCTAGCCCTTCTGCGCCGCTTTGAACGGATCGGGCAAAAACCTCCGAAAGAGGTATGTCGCGCTCGACTTCCGCCATTTATTAGTCCCTACCACGATTAGCAACTGCGGCCATTACCAATATGTCGTAAAGCGTTTGATCCTGATCCTGTATCGTTTTGGCCTCTACAGACTCATCCAGCTTCATACCGGCAGAATCGGTAAACCAGAAACCCCGCAGCTTCGGTGGATTATCATTAGTAAAGTCGCCCTTAACACGGCTTAGGTCGAAATCAGTTTTAGAAACATTTTCGCGATCAATATCACCACGGAATATAGATAGGAACGACTCAGACAACCCGCCCTCTTCCTGCGCCGCATAAGACGCAAGAATTTCTGATACGACGGGGTTTAATGCCCTTATATAAGCGCTTTTCACATAGTCCGGCGCATTCTGGTACTCGTTGAGGTACGGAGCGGCCTGAGTGTTTAAGAAACGCATTGCGTCTTCGAAGCTATCTCCGTCTCCAGCGTCCTTAATCTTGCCCCACTCTTTCAACATTTCAGTACCAGCGTTGCTAGCTGCTTGTACATCTTCTTGGAAGTCGTTAGTCAGGGCTCGTCGTAGCTCAGCAGCACGCAGGTCTGCGTTTTGTCGCTGTACGCCCAGCGTTGCTGCGTCAGAAGCGGACATTGACGCTGTGCCGGTCTCAAAGATGTTTGCCATCTGCTCTAACATTGCCCTCTGAGTAGCACGGTCGGGGGCTCTGCCGTTACTTGTGCCACCGATAGCTGCAATCATGGCAACCCGAGCCATGGCCCGATCCCGTCGATTCTCAAGCTTCGCCAAGTCGTTGACAGTTTGCACGCCTGCCGCCTGCAGCTGTGCTGCTACCGCTGCCTGCTCTTGTGGTGACATCGTGACTTCACCGGACATGACTTTCTCTACAACCTGATCGGTAGGCATGTCCTTAGTTTCTTCAACAACTTTGTCGACGGACGCCTGTTGCTCGGGCGTGTCCATGGTGAATGTTGCAGGTTCGAGTTCGGCTATTTCTTCTTTCAGCCTATTAACGCGGTTTTGAGCGCCTCTCATTGCATTCTTACTTCGGCCTGATTTTTTCAGGTTTTCAAGGCGAGCCTCTTCTGCTTCGAGCTGCTCTCGCTTCTTTTCTAAGCCCGAGTTCATCTTGCGCTCTTCAATTCGGCGCAACATCTCTTGGTTACGTCCGATTTGCTCAGGCTTGGGTTCAGGCTTGGGTTCAGGTTCGGGGGGTGGCTCACCGGATGCAACAGAGTCAATGAACTGCTGGCGCTCGGTCGGGTCTTCGATATTTGCAGCACCTGCTATTACGCCCCTGCGGACAGCGACCTGCTGCTCTACCGGCTGGTTAGCAATACTTTCTTCGAGGGCAGAAAAATCGGCATCTACCATGCCTTCAGCGGCCAAGGCACCTTGTATATCGTATGCAGTTTGAATTCTGCGTGAAGCACCTAGAGCGACATCAGCAGATTTTACGAAATCCTCTAGTGTTGCGAACTTCGCAACAGGCGCATTAGGATCTTTTGATCCATCCGCTGTAATAACGCCGAAAGTCCCGTCTTCGTTCGATGTTTGAATGACCCAGCCTTTACCATCAGGAGCTTTGACGAAACGGATGTCTTTTACTGAAGGATCTATCAAGCCAGAAGTGCGAGCGATATTCTTCATTGCATCTATAGATGCGGCGTCACCAGCTTCTAGCTTGGCTGCTGCTTTTGAGAGGTCAATCCGAGTCTTGGTGTCGTTGAAAAGACCCGCGTCGTCGACCATCAGCATATTCTGGTTGGCGGCAGCTACGTCTAAGCGCTCCCGCTCTTTGATGGCATCGCGACGTTCTTGAGCTTCCCGTATAGTGAGCTCTCGCTCTAATCGATCAGCTTGCTTCTGGGCAGAGATGGCTGAACCCGCTCCCGCTAAGCCTATCCCGACGCCCGCTAATCCATCCAAAAGACTCATGACAGTTCCTTATATGAATGCCGCAAGAATAGCCGCAGCGCCGAGACTGCCGATCAGCCCGTAGGTCTGAGATTTTTGCGCGGCTTTAGCTTGCTCATACTGGTTCTTTCGAGCAGTCGCATCTGCTGCAGCCGATCCCATTTGCTGCAAAGAACTCCGATTCACGCCCTGTCCAATATTGATCAGATCTGCCAGCAGTGTCTGATTGGCGTCGCGTTGCGCTAGGCGGGCGTCGCCAAGTGCCTGAATCCCGCCTAAAGTATTACTGCGGCCCAAGCTACGCTGCATCTCTTGTTGCTGTGCGGGGGTAAGTGCAGTTCCGTAACGACTAATGTTTCGCTGAGCGATGTCACGCGCCTGCTGCTGTGCACCTGCAATGTCTTCCCGCGCCTGATCAATAATGCTGGTATCAGTCTGCGCTTGATTAATTAGATCTTCTTCGAATCCGCCGTAGTTATTAATAAAGTCTATGTACTGCTGTCTAGTAAGATCAGCAAAGGCTTGATCAGGATCACTGACTGTCGGAATGTTGACAGCGTTGCTTGGTGGCGTGTAACCGGGTGGCAAGGTGTAATTAAAACCCATTTGCGCGGTTTGGATCTCTGGTGTTTGCTCAACTACAGATAAGTTAAGTTGCGGATCCGATTGCCGCTGTTGTCGCCGCAGCACCATTTGCTGCTGCTGAACAGTTAATTCTTTAGGAAGGCCATAAAGTGCCATTAGATCCCCCCTTGATTTTGCATATTGTCAAAGAATCTCTGGGTAAAACCGCCTACCTTCGAGTCGGCAAATTCAGGGTTTGCTTCCATGTACTTATTCAATCCGGCCCCAATTGCGGCTCCGGCCAACTGACCGCCTGCCTTGTACTTAGCAGCAGCTACCTGTTGATTCGCTCGGGCTTTTGTTAACGCCTCAGAAGTAGCAAGACGCGATGCCTGGGCAAGTCCGCTTTGTGCTTCTGCGGCTTGTCCGCGAGCAGTGCCGAGCACGCCAGTTTTCATCCGGTTCTCGATGCCTTTAGCAGCTGCGGTTGCTTGGCCCAGCTGACCCTGAATAGCAGCAGCGCGATCACCAGCAGCTCCAACGCGCATCGTCTCCTGAAAGCCACCGTCAGCCAGCGCCTGCTGGGTGTCGGCGTTAGCTCTGCCGCGCAACGTGGTTTTGTAGTCGTCGGTCATAGACTTGTCGCGCATCTGCTGAAGCAATGGGTCGTACAACTGCTTGAAACGGTCGTACTCTGCTTTTGCTACGCCTGCTGAAACCTTCTCAGCTTCGGACTGTTTTGGTTTATCTGGGCTGCTGCTCATTGCCGCACGTCCTTCTTTAAAGAAATAAAGTCGACATCCCAACCGACTTGCTTTTCAACATATTCAGCTAGTTTCTTATTAAGAGTCCTAACTTCGACAAAACTAGCTCCTATATCGCGAGCCACTTGCTCAAAAAAAGCAGTATGTCTAACTGCTTCTGCCCCACCGCGCTTTTTTGCCCATGCAAACCACATAAATAAAGATTTAGCTCCGCTAAACATGGCCGTAGAGACAGTAGTCACAACAAACCCATCATCTGTAACCCAAAGATGTGCATCCTGTGCTTTACATGCTGCGTAAACGTCTTCGGGAATAATCTCAAGATATGAAGTGCTCTCAATAATTTCCTCAATCGCCGGTTTAACCCACCACCAATGCTCTTTAATGTCTGCAAGAACCGGATCACTTGATCTCTCTTCCGTATCGGTTTCTTTGGAACTTATACGAGCGATGGACGCCTCCATAATTCACCTTCCTGGCTATTGGCATATCTGCATGACGCGCTCTGCGATCTGCTTCTTGAATACTTTGCTGAAATAATGTGCCGTACACCTGTGCAGCGCCGAAATCCGTCCACTCTTTGCTAGGTAGGCGCAAAAGTCGAAACAGCGCACCCTGCACAATAGCTTCTCGATAGTCAGTCATGACATCGTTGTCACAGGCTCTTGATGAATACGTGGGCTTCAGTTGGACTCGCAGTATTACGGCTGATGACTTCGTTTCGTTGGGTACCGGAACGAGCCAAAATGTAGATTGGTTTACTTTTACAAAATAATCTGGCTCGCCAGCGTTATCTGCGTTTCGCCATTTTGGGACTCTTTGTTCTAGAAGCCCCGTAGAGATCGGCTCTAGGTCATCTCCGTTGTATGTTAGCCACAAAATTTTGTGCACGACTGATCCGCTGGGCGGCTCCAAGTCATACTCATAGATGTTAGCGACAGTCGTTACAGGATCTAACTCCTGCTGATAAACGGGAGCTTTTTCGCAAAGCTCTATCGCTGCAGCTCGGATGTTGCTTTCTATAAGCGTATCGGGGCACCCAGGGACCATCGGTATAATCTCGGGCAGAAGCGTTTCGTATCTAATAGCCACGGGCTATTACCCCACTGCTGTTGTTAAGTTCGGATTAGCTCTACTTTCGGTATTAGGAGTTGTGATCAAATCCACCTGTCCTTTGCCGGTCAAAGACTGCAAGAACAACTGATAGTGTCCGTTAGCACGCTGAGAGTTGCCTGCATACTCTGCGTCTTTTAAGTACGCTTGATACAGCACGTAATTCATAACCGCGTTCGCGTAAATATCAGGAATAGATAGATTGTCGTTAGCCGTGATAGATGCTGGGTTTGCAGAGTAAACAATCTCAATGTAAGCGCTGCCGCTTACCCCAGGGTATACATAAAAGTTGCGCGGATTCTGCTCGTCATAAATATAGTGTTTTACTTCTGTGCCGTGAGCTGCGTCCCCCGTTACAGCAGGATCATGCCAGTCAGGTACTTGAGCATCTAATATCTCTCGCGAGACTAAACGTATAGATCGCTTGCCTGTGCCGCCAGACGCAGCTGACATATTTCGCACTACTCTCAACAAGCGATTTCCCGCACTGGGAATGGACTGTTTTGTACCGGTGGCAAGAGTAATTGTTTCATTAGTAGCAGACGAATCTGGCTTTAGTAACGCAATCTCTCGTTGCGCGTCATTTACCCAGTAAATCAACTCGGCCTCTGGCCATCGAATATTAGAGGTATCCTGCAGGGTAGTCTCTACTCTTGTGAGGACGCTAGCTACCGTAACGCTCATTGAAACTCTCCTTTATGAGTTAAGGGCTTGCTGCCAAGCCTCTTCACGTTCATTCGTGGGTACTGTGCGTCCTGCGTACTTGTTTACAGCGGTAGCTTTTGGCGTTCCGTCTGCTTTGAAATCATCGGGATTAGCCGAATTAATAATTTCGTTCATAACGTCTACCAGTGGTTTATCTTCTTCGGCCACCGGCTTGGGTTTAGGATCCGAGTCAGACTTGGGGGCGTCCCCGGCAATCTCAGCGCCCATGGTCAAGGCGATTTTTCCGATCTCATCACCTACTTCTCTAGCTACGCCTGCTTCAAAAAGCACTACGGCCCCGGATAGCATCGCTATCCTTAAAGGCTCCTTGCTAATAATCTTCATGAGTTTTCCTTAAAAAAGGCCCCCCGAAGGGGGCCATGGACCTTACTGAGCGGTATCGAGGCAGACGACTCCGAAGTCTTCTACGCCACCGTTGATGTCAGCGTTGTACTTAGGCTTGCGAAGACCGAAGATCTTGCCTACCGAAATACCCAGCTGATTACCGTAGTCGAAGGTATCTTCTACGATCTCAGGCAGACCAATGTCAGCCATAGCCAGCGCCTGAGCACCTACAAACAGAGCTCGTGCACCGGTTACGTCTGCATCAGCACCCCACTTGTAGCCAGCAGCACCAGCGTTAGAGGAAGTACCAGTCGTAGCACCTTCAGTTGAGAAGACGTGACGGAACTCGTGAACCATCACACCGTCAACCATCAGGCTTGAAGAACCGGCAAACAACTCGTTGCTGGGGCCACGGATACCTGCGTTACGGACGTTAGCCAGGAAGTCTGAGTCGAGCTTCAGATCAGCCATTTGCTGCGGGGTAACAAACAGGTGGAACACCTCTTGGTTTCCAGCAGCACGCAAGCCACGGATGTAGTTGTCTTTGGCGTATGCCTTGAGCTCTACAATGTGACGATAAGCCAACTTGTCAGTGGCTGTAACAGCAGTAGTGTCGCCCGCAGCCAAAGTCGTACCGCTAACTCGACGGTGTCGGTTAGTAGTAGGAGCAGACACGTCTGAAGCAAACTCCAGGTCTACTAGCTCGTGACCAGCAGATGCAGAGGTTGCACGCAATGCGCCATTGGTCTTGTGGGTATAAGCAACACCAGACAGAGTCAGGAACGCCAACTGGTCGATACGATCAGCCATGGCGTAGGCCAGCATGTCGCGTGAAGTCTCACGGAAGTTAACGATCGTCTTCTGATCGGCAACTCGGCCCGCGATCCGGTTTGCGAAACGCAGCTGGTCCAGCTCAATGGTGATGTCATACGCGCGGAGGGCTTCTTCGTTACCTTCCAGCGTGTTGTCACCAGTGATACCGTCTCCAGTCATGTCAGCAAGCAAGGTTAGGTTAGCCTTTGTGCCTTTCTCTGACTTGGTGAGCTCGGTGATGCGCTGAACAGCAGAGTTCTGGCCGGTTCCAGCAAACTGATTAACAAAAGAAGCGTTGCGGGCAACGCGCCAAAAGTCACGGGACCACGCCTGAAGCTGGTCGCCCGTGAGGGTTCCGAAATTAGTAGTAGCCATTTGGGTTCTCCCTTAATAGGCATAAAAATATTGGCGGCAAAAGCCACCGTTCTTAGCCGACTTAAAGGAGCGGCTAATCCGTATCCCCGTATCGTGAGGCGACGAACTAGCGCTGTTTTACGAGGGGCGACCTCGGCTTCTTTTACGCCTATGCAGGCGAAGGCGTTTTTAGCGTGATCGACACGATCAGTTATCGTACTGATAGACGAATGCTACTCTGATATTAGCGTGAGTAATAGTAAAACGCAAGATCTATGGTGCCGACTTTATAATCAAAAAGACGCCATAAAGTACGACCCCACTAAACCCTAAAGCTAAAATGATAAAAATAGAATCAAGCAGTAAACGTCTACGTCTCCTTTGCTTATAAATTGCTTCTTCGCGCTTCTTCTTGATAGAGCGCCGCAGCATTATCATTTCTTGGTAGGTCTCTACTCCATACGCCCAAACAATAAGTTCGCGAATTTGTTTTTCTTGTTCTTCGAGTTTCTTTTTAGCGATTACGCTGTTTAATGCTTGCTGTTCAACGGTATTGCCATCAAACAGCTTTTTAAAGATGCCTGGATTTTCAGCTTCCTGTTCTGCCTCTTTAATATCGGCTGCAAACGAATACCACTGCCCTAGTTTTTGGGCAACGTGTTCTATCTCAGCCCCCTTATTTACTAGCGTCTGTATACCCTTGAAGGTTGTAGACGCCATAGCGATCATTGATAGGGGATCCATAACTCACCGATAACGTGAGGTCTTCTTAGCAATATTTTTAGGCTGCTTAGAAAACTGTTTACCCTTCCTGGTATCTTCGCGCTTCTTCCTAGAAGTTGCCGCATATTCTTTTGCGGTCAATGCATCGCGGGCTTTCTTCGGTAAGTACCGCTCGCCGGTAGCCTTGCTACCCTGTGTGCTATTCTTCCCGCTTTTGGTGCCCCATTTCTCCTTTGTCCACTTGGACAAGGACTTTTGTGCTTTGGTTTTAGCACCTGAATAACCGCCTCCAGCCTTTTTGTACCTCTGCGTGGCAAGCTGCGCCTTCCTAGCGCTCCACTGGCCGGGCTTACCGCCCTTTGAGCCAGCTTTTACCGCTGCGACAATCCGCTTCCACTTCGCCTCGTCAGTACGGGCCATGGCTACTTCTTCTTGGCCTTTGACTTAGCTTTCTTTTTGGCGGGCTTTTTCTTGCCGCGCATACCACTGCAAGGTTTTCCGTCGTGCATTAGTAGCCTCCGCGCTTCTTCTTGGCCTTGGGCTTAGCTTTCATCTTGGCTTTAGCCTTAGCCGCCGCTTTCTTGCCTGCCTTGGTGTATGGGTACTTCTTTCCGCCTACATTTGGCATAACTAGCTCCCTTTTTTCCATTTGGTTGACTTGGATTTAGTCTTGCTAGGCGACCATTTGACCTTTGCAGACCAATAAGCCGCTGACATCTTTCCTTTCTTAATATTTTTAGCGTGACGAGACTCAAACGCCTTGCGCTGACCAACTGTCTGATTGGTCTTGACCCCCTGCTCACCAAAACGGATGGTTTTGACCTGATCGCCCTCTTTAGCGACCACAATGTGGGACTTGGTCGGGTGAGAGGGGGTGCGCTTGGGCTTGTTGAAGCCTGATACGCCCGCTCTCGCGAGTCGGGGGTCTTTTTCTCTGGCCATTACAAGAGATCTCCTCGTAATCGTTTGATAGTTGCTTCTGGAAGCGCGTTAAATTCGTCTTCCGTCATAGTGCTGATGTCCAGGGCCTTCTCGCCGCGTGCAGCAGAGCTCTCACCAGGCAATTCCGGCGGTTGCGACTTCGCTGCGTTGAGCTTTTTGTTTACTTCGGCGCGTTTTTTGGCAACTTCGTCCTGCACCGGTGCAGCAGACTGCGTCAAGGTAGACTGCTGCGGCGCTTCTTCAGCCAAACCGTGATCTTTAATGACAAAATTAGCCGCCTTAGACAGCGCATCGACCGCATCGAAGCCCTGCACGATGAAAGCGTCGCGCAAATCAATGACTTCTTGCGTGTAATCCGCGTTGTATTCGGCAGAATTCTGATCAAAAACCGGGAAATTTGCCTCCAACTCGTTTGCAGCAGCTTGTAACGCAGTAGCTTGTGCATTTTGTGACACGGTTTGCTGCATCTTTTGACCCATCTCGAACTCAATCTGCGTTTTTTCTGCAGTTCGGATCTCCTGACGCAACTGCACCGCCTCTGCTTCTTTGCCATCAAGCACCAAGTTCATGTACTCGCGCTCTTTAGCGGCAAAATCGTAAGCTTCTGGGGCATCTGCAGGTGGTTCTTGAGCCTTTTTCATGTCCTCTAGCCGCTTTTTCAGGGCTTTTTCTCTCTGCAACACCTCGTCTAGCCGAGATTTCGGCACCATCTTTCCGTCTTTAGTAACGGACGGCTCCTGGGCGGGCTCAGGCTCTGCTTCTTCGGCAACTGCCGCTTCAGCTTCCTCGGCTACAGGCTCCTCTTCCGCAGCTTCTTCCTCTGCTTCTTCGGCTTCAGCAACAACCTCTTCTACCTCTTCGGTCTCCTCGAGTTGAGCAACTGGCTCTTCCACCGGTTCATCACCTAAACCAAAGTTCAGATCAAGTGCCTCAACAACTTCAGTGTCCTTATCAGCACCGGGCATTACGTCGAAAACTTGTTCAAACTGGTCTTTTGGGGTTTCTTCCTTCGCCATGGGGCAATCTCCTATTGGGGGTTACGAAAGTTTGGGATATCAGCCTGCTTGGGACGTGCCGCCTGTTTCTTGGCGGAAGTCTGCATAGCAGTTGCGGCCATACGAGTAGCAGCATTAGTTTCTGACTGGTCTCGGCGGGTCTGATTAGTGAGAGCGGCAAGCTCTCTACGCAGCATGAGTTCCTGCTCCTTCATCTGCATCTTCCCTTGCAGTTCAGCGACGCGGACCTGCGGCTCAACTTCAGCCATGTCCTGAACCTTGGCGACGTTCAACGCGGCCTCGGTCTGAGTCTTCCTCACGTCTGCCTCAAGCTGAGCAATTTCAAGCTGCAACTTGGCGATTGCCATCTGTTGCTGCATGGCCATGGCTTCTGCCTGCTCGGGAGTTGGTGGCTCCTGACCAGTAAGCTGGCGGATGCGCTTAGCCAACTCACCCTTCTTGGCAAGGTGGCTGTATTCGATGATCGCGTCGTCTGGTATGGCGACACCGACCTGACGGAGGTTAAGTGCTTCTGCGAACTGCACCTCATCAAACGAGTCACGGGCTGGCGCTGTAGCAATTACTACGTCGTACTCACCTAGCGTGAGATCGTTGATAATCCGGCCTTCCGGCGTCATTTCGTTAATAACCATAGGCATACGGGGCTGCAGCGGGTCACTTTCATCAGTGACCATGATGATGCGCTGCTCGGTGTAAAAGGACTGAATAAGGTCCAGTACTTTTTCCGCTAGGTACTGCCGTGACTTTCGCAGGTTGTCTAGCGGCACCTGAATCATGACCACGCCACGGTTCTGTTTGGCTTGGATAGCGACCCCTGATACCTCGGCACTGTCGGAGCCGAGCATACTGTCGTTGATGCCCGAGATGGTCTTTATGTTCAGCGCGGCTTTCTGACTGATGCGATCGAGGCCGGTCGGAATTTGATTTGGCTGAATCTTGACAGGTGGTGTAGAGCCACGGTTGTACTCAACAACCAGACCTGTCTCAGCGCCGTGCTCCTCCAAGTCATCGGCAGTCATGCCAACCAACGACCCGCTTTCTACCATCCAGCCACTATTAGCTGTGGTATTAACGATATGCAGCTCTTGACTGGCGATTTTGTTCAACTGCTCCTGCGGTGACAGCAGGTTCCGCACCATGCCGAATGGTCGGCCACGGCGGAAGTAGGCGAAGAACGGTACGATTGTCAGATCGTTGTAGGGACTCCAGTCGTCATGAAGCACGACGTGGTCGCAAGTTACGGTCCATCTTACTCGCCGCTTCACTTTACTGATGATGTCCAGCCCGTACTGCTTGGCGAACTTCTTGGCTTTTGCGTCAGACCAGTTCTCTGGCACATCTCGCTGGTCCCCCGTGTTGGGATCGACGTAGCAGTCCACCCTAGTCATGCGCTTGTGCTGGCGCTCGATGACGCGCAGTGCCCGCACGTTACGGTACTCGTCGTCACCCGGTACGCCTGCGCCGAAATAATCATCTACAGAGTCAGTGTCTCCAAACCGGTTCTCTTCGTATTCGATGGAGTCCCGTCCGAACCCCGCGCCGTTCTCAGCAATGAAGCGCAGCTCTTCTGCTTTCTTCTTACCGTATAGCTCTTCGATTTCGTCGAGGGTCATCCACTTCGTCTCAAACACCTCGTTCCAGGTTTTTGGGTCTGAGTCCTTAGCGTCTGGGTCGATTAAGATGTCGAGCGGATCTTTTGCGGTAATGCGAATTTCACCCTCAACGTGATCGCTGAAGTCCATCCGAACGTCGAAATATCCCCGTCCGTCGAGGATCAAGCCGTCGCTGAACACCTGCTGCTCGACCCAGTCGAGTTTATTGTTATCAGCAATCTGCATATACAGCTTAGTAAGCGTCTGGGCGACCTCGGCCTCACCTGCTCGCCGTGGCTTAAACTGCACGTCAGCTCGGCGGGTGGACTGCTCGCCCAAAACCGTATTCACCGTAGGCAGGATCGTGTTGATGGTCAGGGCAGGACGGCCTTCGTTATCCAGCGCGTGCAGGTCATCCAAATCCCACTGGTCGCCGCGATAAAAGGCATCACACTTCTTAGCCATCTCAATGTATTCAAGGTGCCCGTTATCCCGCGCTCGGATGTACCGGTCCCACTGCTTTGAAGCCACCTCTTGCTGCTCAGCCGCCGTCATCCGTGACAGTGATTTATGATTTGCCATGTTATGCACTCATCGCTGATTTGGAGGCCCGCATGGGCCGTACCATGTGTTCCAGCCGGTCTCGCCACGAAGGTGGCTTCACAACTGGCGCTTGGTATGTCGAAAACTCAGACATCATTAGACCAAGCCACGCCAGCGCGTCGACTTGGTCGTCATGTACACCGTTAGGGAACCGCAACAGTTCTGCGACTAACGGCCCGGTAAAGTCCTCATCTCTGGGGAAGAACACCATGCCTTGCTGCATCCGCCCCTGGATGGCTCGGGCTCGGGCTTCCTTGTCCCGTCGACCCGTCTTCAGGTCCTTAAAGTACGCCTCATATAAGCCGCGCTCTCTGACGCGCTTCTCCAAAAACGGCCCCAGTGCCATCTCGATGTGACCTTTCTCAATGCCGACGATGCTAGGCTTCCACGCCTCGTATAGATCAAGAATCTGCTCTACCAGTTCAAAGCCGTCGAACTTACCCCGCACAACATCAATGATGTACAAGCAGTCGCGCTCATCCACGCCAATAACCATCCCTACGGAAAAGTCGTTGCGGTCACGCTTACCGATGGCTAAGTCCCACGCGCAGTAATACCGCATCTGGTTATAGTCGAGGTCTTCTCTGTCGTAGTACTGAATCATTTGGCGCGAGAAGTAGTCGCCGTCGTCCGCGACCGGATTCTGCTGATAGAGGGCCGACCAATCTCTCGGTCCAACGGCTCTTTGTATTTGTTTGAGAGCTTTAACGTCGTATCGCTCAGGATGAAGCGCGTCGCCCTGCTCTCTAAACTCTTCATCCTCTTCTGCAATGGCGGGATACTTAACGACGGTCCATTCATCGCCGCCTTCGGAACCTGCCTTGAGGAGCCGTCCAGCCAGATCGTCATCATGCCAGCGAGTGAGAATGACAAGTACGCCACCACCAGGAGCAAGACGCGTGTAAGCAGTAGACGTATACCAGTCCCAGTTAGCATCGCGATTATTTTGGCTTTCAGCGTCTTCACGGTTTTTTACCGGATCGTCGATGACAAGGATGTGTGCGCCTTTACCAGTAATACCGCCACCCACACCAGCAGCGACGTAGCCACCACCTCCAGTAGTAAGCCACGCTTCTGCAGACTGGCTGTCAGGGTCGAGGCGAGTTTGGAAAGCCGTTTTATACGTGGGCTCTCGAAGGAGCTGACGGACCTTGCGACTGAAGCCCATCGCAAGCGAACCTGAATACGAGCAAGATATAAATTCGTGGTCTGGATAGCGGCCCAGATGCCAAGCCGGGAACGCCACTGACGCCAGGGTACTTTTCCCATGACGAGGTGGCATGAAGAGCATAAGGCGTGGACTTTTCTTTTCAGCCACGTCACAACTGAACTGCTCCAAGCGCTGGCAAATGTCTTTGTGAACCCAACCAGCTTGGTAATCGGGGTTAAACCGCTCGACAAACGGAAGAAGCCTTTTCCTTGTGAGGATGCGTAGCGCCAATTCTGCTTTTGCTTTTTGCTCAAGGCTTTGCTCTTCCTCCTTCCGTTCCTGAAGCGCTGCTTCTACCTCTGGTGCTACTTGTGGCGCTGGTAAAGCTTCTGATTTTTTAGCTAAGCAATAAACACACTCGTCTGCCGTATCACTTGCAAACAGAGTCTCCGGCTGCAGAGTCTTGCAGCAGACACACTCTCTTTTTACGATCTCAATCACTAACCGAAGGCTCTAGGTAAGTCGTATCTTTGCCTGCGATCTTTATCAGCTCTTCGTCGGATAGGCGCTCCAGCTGCTTCGCAGTTGCATTGATCTGCACGTTCACCTGAGCCTGCGGCTCTTGCTGCACCAATCCATGCAGCTTGACCAAGGAATCAGTGGTGTTCTTCATTTCCGTGGCATTGGCAGAAGCGCAGTATGCTTCCATGTACATGCCATGAGCATTGGCGATCGTGAACTTCACGGTTTCCCGTGCCTGCTCGCGAAAATAATCCAAAGCCTTCTGTAACTCGGGTCGACGGACGGCTTTCAGAGCCGCATCATAGGACTTGTACCCTGCCCCACGAGCGGCTGCGGCAATCGACATACCTGATGCTACGAGCATGACCAGTTTTTCCTGCTGCACAGTCAATGTCCCATGGGCCAGGCCCATGTAAGGCATTCGTGCTTGAAACTCTGTGTGGGTCAGGTCAACATCCCTTTTAATGGAGTCGATACCTTCCTCCAGAAGTTCCGCTTTTGAGCTCATACCGTAAGTCGTCGTCCAACCAAACAAACATAGGTGCGCGTTCACCCAGGCTAGCCACATTTAGCTCCTGTATAAACGCCCACAGTGAGAGCTCTGCACCACGGCTCTCTAATAGTTCTTCAACGCGTGCGGCGTCGTACACAAGTACTTCATGGCCGCTTTCTCTTAGTCCAACACCAACCAGAGCCTCAAGAAGCCCATCTATTGCATAAGCGGCGGTATAGTCGGACATACTGTTATATTACCTGTACTAATATTTATTCACAAGAGTGATCGTGAATAGTCTTAACCCACCACCAGAACATATCTAAAGATAATGTGTGCCGCATAATGTTGATGCGATAGGCAACTAACCGAACGTTGTCTCGCGAGTAACCCTGATCGTTGTTAATACGATCAATCGACGCGTTGAACTCTTTTGCACCGGAACCATCCAGGTGGTGAGTAAGAGCTACGCCCGATACCGCGCATCTCCCCTTCTGTTTGTCCCAAATTTCAATCAAGTCTTCAGGAACCAAGTTCCAGGGGTGGGTCTTTTTACGCGTGGACTTTAGCTTGGTATGCAGATTCCTGAGATATGCCTCATGCGACTGCTGCATAACCATGTGACGTTTACGCTGCTTGTGCTGCATGC